TAAAACTACAAAACATTTTTGACATATCAAAATTCTGTACGAAGTTTTAATAAGTTATAGCATTCTACATATCTCTGCTTTGCTTTTCCCTTGTATGTATCTTTGAAGAGTTGATACATTTTCTTTGTGTATTGGTATTGTGTATTACAATTAGCTAAGTATTTTTCTGCCAACTTCTTTCCTTTAACTTTAAAGTAGTTTACATTGTCTGCCGTGTCTCCTATTATCATTTGCTCATAGAAGTTAAACATTGCTTCCTCTTCTGTTATGTCATATACTATCTGGTGCTTATAGTGATAGTTGTACATTAAACAGGGGAATTGTTTGTAGTCTTTATCTATTGAGATAATCATTACGTTGTCTCTTCCTACTTCTTGAGATAGCTCGTACCAGTACTTAGCTACTAAGTCATCTGTCTCTATGCCGTGACCGTATAGTGAGTTATAGTTCTCTTTGACCCAATCGTGCATCTCTTGTAAAAGGATGGGCTTAGGTGTATTTATTCTGTTTGCTTTGTACTTAGGTGTGATTAGCTTTCTAAAGTTTCCTAGTGAACCTGAGAACACTAGCACCTTCTCTATATCGTAAGAGTCTTCTAGCTTATTTACTATAGACATAAAAACCTCATCAAACTTTGCAGTTGCATCTTCTATGTTGTCGTGATAAGGATTATCTTCTGGATTCTCTTTCTTCTTATAACAGCTACTCCAGATTAAGCTGTCTGCATCTACCAGTAATATCATTCTTTCTCTTCTTTAAACATTACCTCCTCCATCTTTTCTATCCTTTGAATCATTACCATCAACACTCTTTGTATCTGCTGAACGTTCTTCTCCATTAGTATTAGTCTGTTTTCTTTCATATCTTATTGTTTTACAGTTACCGCATTCTGTTCTACTACCAGAGTTCAATGCTCCGCAGCTTATACAGTTCCAACTTTTACTTATCATTCATTTGTTTTAACTTCTCTAAATACAGACAGAAGTCCATTGCTTCCTCCTGCGCGTGGTTTAAGAATGCTTCAAAGCTCTCTGTTGAATCTTCTAGTGTTGTCTGGTATTTATCTATACCTACAGCACTTCGTTCCTTAAAACGGCTTATAACGCTTTCTACTACGCTATCAGTCTTTATGTCTTCTGTAGTGTTCTTAGTCCAACGTTGCTCTATCCAATCTGAATAGTCTCTATCTTTATCAAAGTATTTCTTTACTGAGTCTCCCATTATAATCCTAGTTCTTGTTTCTTTCTATATACCTTTAGTTCTTTCTCTAACTCTTCTATTCTATCTTCTGCCTTTCTTGCTCTTTCTATAGCTCTAATAGAATCGTGTCTGTATTGTTGCATTGCTATATGATAATTATTCTTCTCTAGTTGCAACTTGTTACAGGTGAAGCTTATCTTAACCACAGCATCACATACTTCGTTTAGCTTCTTGTTGTCTGGTTTAGCTTTAACCCATTCCAGTACGTTTGATTGTAACGTGAGCAGGTTACTTGTTAGCTGTATATCCTCCATTACTTCCAGCTTCTTTATCATTGGTTCTCTTGGTGTCATAATATCTCTGCGTCTATTACTGGTAACATTGCTATTTCTTTTGGTATCTGGTTAGCGTTTGTAAATGTAGTAGTTTTTCTAAGATACTTCACTTCCCACTTAGGTTTTATTTCAAATAGATTGAAACTGTAGATGCCTTCTGGTGTAGAGTTTATATACATTGGAATGTCCAAGTTGTCTTTACACTTTGAAACCATTGCATCGTACTTCTTCTTCTCAAGTATTAAGGTATCGTAGTGGGCAGCTCTACACTTTAGTTCTATCCTATGTGATGTTTCAGGAGAGTAACAATCCCATCTACTCATTTTACTCTTAGCCTTAACTAAGTCTGGATAGTAATTATCTACTAGGTAATCAAACAAGTCCTGCTCCTTCATTTACTTGTATTCGTTAAAGACCCGCTCTAGCTTTTTCCAAACACCGTTCAAGAAACAACTGTTGCATCCTGTTAGTTCTCTTCTATCATTAAAGACTCTATTGTATATGCTTAACAAAGCTTTCTGTTCTTCTATCGTTACCGTGTTTAGTTTACCTACTCTTTCTTCTAGATAGTTGTACTCATCTTCTGTAAGGCAGTTCGGTCTGTAGTTTGGAAATAGATAGTTTAGTTTCTCTTTGCGCTCATCACAACCACAGTCATCACCAGCTACAAACTTAACAAACTTCTTAATACCTGTAGCTTCTGTAAACTTCTCTACTTGGTCACCTAATCCTTTACTTGCTTCTGCGTGGTTCTTCTTCCACTCTTTGAAAGCCTTACTTCTTTTGTCTCCTTTAAATTCTGTCATAATCTCCATTTTTGTAGTCCTCATAAGTTTCTCCTAACTTACTTTGGACATCGGTTTTACAATTCTTTAACGTGTTAAAAATACTTACCCAACTTATGTTGGTATCTGCTGCTATCTTTCTTATACTTAAATCAGTATCTCGGTACAACTTAAACAGCTTCCTGTCATACCAAGCCCATTCCTCTGCAACTTCATCAACAAGTGTGCAGACTTTATTAAAAGCTTCTTGCTCTTCTAAATCAGTATCGTCTGCTATCTGTAGAAAATTCTCGTCATCATTAAGGCTAATCTTCGTAATCTTGCTTTTAGAATTATAATACTGAAAGTAAACACTACGCAAAGTAAAGTATAAATATCCTCTAGATGCTTTGTTATCTTTGATAATCCTATGTGGTGTTGCATATTTAATTAGTCTAATGTAAGCCTCCTGTACAATGTCTTCAGCATAGTCAAATTCACCAAAAGCATTTACTATCTTAATCCAATCATCGTGTTGTTTAGCTACGATGTTTAACCAGTCTGTACCTATTATCTTTTTTTGTTTATCCATACAATTGTAATACTTATAAAACCTCCACACCATTGCAGAGTATACTGTGTTAAGCTATCTTCTAGTATTTCCTTAGAATATAATGCTCCAAACATAAAGCCAATGATAGGCTGTATATACACATCAGCTTTTACTTGGTTGCTTATAAATACAAAGATAGTGGCTATTAGTAGTAATAAGGCTATTGATTGAATCATAATTTAGAATTTTAGTATTTCTGTAATGTCTGTCTTCTTGCTGTGTAAGATGTCGCGACCCATAAATTCAAATCCAACATTGTTACGACTCATCCTTAACTTGATGGGTTCGTTGTGTGGTGTACATCTTCCACCTGTTTCAGTCTCTTTTACTTTAAGTACGTGAAGGTGTGAGTACATCCAGTCCATTGCAGAACCTGTATAACGATGAATAGATATTACATCATCTGAACGGTTACCCCATTTTCCTCCTCCTTCTACTCCAGCTAATCCTAGCGGCTGAGGAAGCTCTTCATACTCGTGGTCTCTAGGATGTACCCTACGAAGTGCATCCGTTACACCGTGAGCGTTTAAATATACTGCAACGTTTCTTTTCTTTGCAAATAGTCTAAACTCTGAAGCTACTTGGTAATCGTATTCGTGAGAACCTACTCCCCTCATTATCTGAGTATCTTTTGCTAAAGAGTTATAAGGGTCTATTAGTAAAGCGTCATAGTCCCACGCATCTTTAATATCGTTTGCTTGTTTAAGTAATTGCTTGTATGTAAACAACTCTTCAACTTCTATTATCTTAAAATGAAGGTCTGTCCATTTAACAGCAGCATTTATTTGTGAGTCTGATGCATCTTGTATAGGTAAACCCATCTTGAACTCAATAATCTTTCTTACTAGACCTGAAGAACTATTCTCACTAGACCATACAAGAAACTTTAAGTTGTGCTTTATTGCCCATACTGTAAAGAGATATGTTATTATAGTTGTCTTTCCGACATTAGCGTGGCCAATTAAAAGATTGAAGTTACCTTGTTTAAATCTTATGTATTCGTCTATATCTGGTATTCCTATCTTTAGACCTTCCAGCACCCGACCGTACTTAATGTCTAGTATCTTTGCTTCTATGTGTTTTGCTTGTGCTATCATTTGTTTTGTTTATCTAAAACTTCTTGTCTTGTGATATTTGTATTGATTAGCTTTATTGTATTTGTCTTTAGGTTCTATGTAATATCCAGTAATGGGATTTACTAAGTAGTTCCAGAAATCGTAAGGTATCTCTTGCCCTTCAGATAGTTTCGTTAGTTTGCTCATAGTTTGTGTATTAAAAAAGGGAGAGCTTTTACACCCTCCCAATTAAATTAAAACGGTAAGTCCGCTGTTGTTTCTCTTGAAGACTGTTGTTGTGTATTGGTAACCTCTTCACGTTGTGCTACTACTATTGTAGCATCTGGGTTAATCCATCTAAGTCCTGCATTACCTAAAGATACCTTCTTTTCTTTAGCTTCTCTCTCTTCTTTAGACTGACCCTGTACAACCCAAGCATTGTTTCCGTACTTGCTCTCATCACTTAAGATGATATCGAATTGCAGATACTTTCCTTTTGCTAGTTTTGTTTTGTCTATTGATTCTAAATCAATTGAGCCTGATAAAATTCCTGTTGTCATAAATTTAAATTTAAATTAATTAATTAAGTAGTTCTTCTACTTTCTTTGATACTTTATACTTTGTTCGTACGTCTGCTATTGTTGCAGTCCCCTCTTGGAGGGCTTTCTTAACCGCTTTGAATTGCGGAGTATTTTCATTTAACCAAGCTAACTCTGCTTGTACTATCTTACCGCTACCTAAATTAGCGTCATCATCAACTGCTTGGAGTCCTAATAAAGATGCTAGCGTATAACGTCTGTAGTATGTGATACAAGAACCTAGCTTCTGCGGGTCGTTCATCTCAGGTAGCTTTAAAGCGCTTATAACGCCTCCTGTGCCATCTACGCATATAAGTTTACTGTATACCATATCCTCTTCAATTGGCTGCAATAGGAGTAACCTATGCTTCTTTAGTAATGGTTGGAGCTGCTTAATTAAAGAGTTGATATCAAAGTAACGACTCTTGTAGAATGGGTTCTTTGCGTCTTTACTTACCGTTCCTATTTCCTGTTGCAGGTTAAATAGTTTCTCATTGATTGATTGTTCTTTCATAGTAATTGTTTTAGTGTTTGTTGTTTGTAATTTTGATGTCTTCCTAAGTAGCCCATTGAATGAAGTGCTGCTTCTACTCTTGTAGCTTCTTCTTTGGTTTCGTACTTACCTATAATCTCTACGTCTTCTATGTGTCGGTTATGGTGACTTTTGTGATTATTAAGTCTATAGGTTAAATTGTTAGTCATTCCAGCATAGTGTTCTTCTTTCAAATAGTAAACTGTATAGTAACCATCTTTTTTAGACTCTTGATTGACTTTCATTTGAGCAATGAGTTTTTCTTTATTAGCTTGATAACGAATTTTGTGGTACTCTTTGCTATAAGCAGCTAGTCTTTCTTTGTTAGCCTCTCGGTACTTCTTTTGATACTCTTTTTGATACTCTTTTCTGTCTCTCTTCATTGTGTTTTGTTTGTATTTGTTTCTACAAAGATAAAACTAATTTTTAAGATAAACAAAAAAAAGGTGAAGAAATTAATCTCCACCCTTTTCAAACATAATTAAACACACAAACAAAAACTAACTATAATAGTAACTTTTTGACTTTATCAGAGTAATGCTCTATCATCTCTAACAAGTCTACATCTGCAAATTTAACAGTTTCTCTACTCTTTTGTAATAACTCTTCAGAAAGTTTTACACCAAGATATAAACTAAATTTATATTGTTCTCCTGCTTTAAACATATTGCATCCTACACATTGTGGTTTAACGTTGTCTTCGTTCCATCTAGTCGCATAGTGCTTTCTACTCATAAAGTGTCCTGCCTGCATACCTCCGTTCTTCCAGTCTCCTACCTTCCCGCAAGTAACACAAGTACAGTTACTGTTCTTAGAGTTGCTTAGTCGTATATATTGACTGAAGATATTATCTAGTTTCTTTACAAGTTTACTTCTTGTTAGTTTCTTCTTAGGCATCAAGACTTTTTAAAAGAAGATTACCTGATACTTCATCTATTCCTTTTATATACTTGTATATCTGCTTAGATGTTGCTTTTACTTCTTTTTTTTCTTTACTAGTGGAATCACTACCAAGTTGAGTGTACATATCACAATCTATCTTTAACAGTGCATCTGTTCTTTCTATGATACTTAAGTTAAACTCTCTAGCAATCTCTAATGCTTTTTCTTTGATGTCTTCTTTCATATAGTTGGTTTCAATTTTTTATAGCACTCCGAACACTTATATTTTATGTTAATATTATTTTAATATTATTTAATTCTAATATTATTTAAAACTATTTATAATTTAAACTAATAAATTAGCTTTATTTAATTATTTAAACTAATAATAAAAGCTTTATTTAATTTTTAGCTTTATTTAATTTAGTATTATAGTTATTATTGTAGAAGTAACAATTAACTAAAAAATGCAAAGTTATATATTTTATGTTGAACTGGCAAGCTTTTCTTAAGTTATTTTGAAAAAACTTTACTAAAATTATTTAGTTTTGTCGTTTATTTTCTCGTAAGTCCTTAAACCACCGAGTCCTAGCATACCTAAAAGTACAGTCATTAAATGCTCCATAGCAAGAGCTGGAGGAACGTCTTCTGGTTTTAATGCCCATATAAATAAATCACGTATTATGAAATTATATGCTAAAGCAACACCACATACCCATCCTATAAATGGTCTCCAACCAGCAACAAAGACAGTTCTATGTCCTGCTTCTATTTCATTAATCTTAGTCTGTAATTGGATTAGTTCGTTTGGGTCTAATTCCTTACCCTTAATAGCTTCTCTAATCTCCCAAGCTAAATTGCCTGCAGGAGATTTACCACCATTACCACCTTTTAATAAGCCTAATAAAACTTTCCACATAATGTACTTCCTGCTGTGTTAGTATAACCAGATAACATTAGGGTCTTTGTCGGGGTCTGAATCGACGTGGATAAATGTGTTACCGATTCCAAACCTATTGAAACCTGCTTTTTGCAAGGAGCTAATGATAATACTCCTGCTTCTTGAGTCTGTACAATGTAAATCAACGGCATATCCAAATAGATGGCTGCTTTGTTCTTTACCTCCAACGTAGGCATTGTGGCTCTTACTTCTGAATCCTGAGTTAATAATGAAAGGGATACCAGCGATACCACGAGCATCATCAAGCATAGACAAGAAGCTCTCATCCATATACTTTCCAGAACCTTGCTCATCTGGTGAATCAAATTCAGATAATTCAAAATTACGCATTATTTTCTATCTTTAAGTGAATCAAATACTGTAGACCCGAATATAGTTATGTTGTCAATTAAGTTGCTTTGTAGATTGATTAACATAGCTTCTACGTC